ACGCGCAGCCCAAAAGTTTTTATACCCAGTGACTGTTATTTCCCGCATGTGTAGAATAGCGTCAATTTGGCCGTCTATCGTACCGGCGGCCACCGGCGTGGTAGCATAAGCCCTGATAAATAATACATCGTTTTTCGTTCGGTGCGGGGTCTGATTTTCGTCACCGTCGTTTACATAATCAAATATTACATACGGAAGCGTAGGACTATCTGGAGCCGTCTCAAAATACACCCTGCTTCCAGCGTTTGTAATCGTCCCGCCAAGTGAGGTATAAATAGCGGTGTTTAGCTGTGGAATACTCATGGTACCAACGCCTCTTTCAACTCATCGAAAAACGGATCAGCCCGACGTTCTGCCGCGCCACCTAAGAAGTGTTTTGCGGTCACACCTTTTGAGGTTCCTAATTCCTGAAAAACGCCATACTCTACCCCGTCGGTTATTTCCCATTTATTAGGGTCTTTCGCTTCTTCCGCGCTGATACTGTTCTTCAATGTGCCAGTGTCTACCGGCGCGTCTCTGGCGGCCTCAGCCTGAATGACGAATGCGTTTTTCTTGACAACCTTCTGCATTTTAGCAGGAGCAGTGACTTTGAACTGCTCCACCATTTCGGACAGGTTTTCGCGGATCACTAAACCGGATGGGTAGGTATAGGTTTTCATATCACGATACTAACTCCACCGACAGGCTTGTATTCGACTTCCACGACTGACCATTATTCACGGACTGGACGCTGAAGGTATAAGATCCAACCTGTATTCTATTCGCAGGCGTAACCGTTGCATCGTGTTTCAGGTTGATAACGGCTTTCTGATAAGGGGTCAATGCGCCGGCGGTAATTCCTTCGCGGCCCGTAAGATAATCAACCCGGCAGGGGATTGAAGTACCGGCGGTTGCCGTTCCCCAAACCTCGGTCAACCCGCCCGCTCCATCGCTGGTCTGGGTGACTTCCAAGATATGACAGGTATCAGGAAATAGCTGTTCTACATCATTACGCATCTGTTCCAGTTCGGCGGCTGATAACCCGTTAGTCATAATCTATCACCCCGTATTGGTGTTGATCTCCACGAACCATATCAACGGATGAAGCCCCGCCGGATGTCGCCATGCTCTCATACCGTTTAGCCATGGCTTCACATTGTGCTACAATATGACTACGCTTGATGGTCTGGTTGATTGTCGAGAAGTCAATCATCGTCGCGTAGGTGGAAGCCTTCTGTCTCCAAACATCGGCGGCGGCGGCATAAATATCGTATGAATTCGCGGTTAGATATCTGGAAGCGTTGGCCTGATCTGAAACAAACGTAATCCGGCCGCTCTCGTAATCAGCCGTATATCCGGTAGAGGCTTGCACAGTTCCAGACACATCTGTAATGACAAACTGAGCCGTACCGCCGTCGGTTGATTCGAGCCATTTAGCGGGGGTATGGTATTCTTTATATTCAACCGTCCCGCCGGAGTTTTTCATCGGATCGACTACAAGCCCTGATTCGCGTATGATCGTCTTATACCGATCAAGAACGGATTGCAGATGATCGTCCGAAAAGTAAGCTGTTGAATTTACGGTAAAATCAGCGGTTCCCGCGTTGGTAAATCCACGCAGGGTAGAAATCAAACTTGCCATAGATGTTCTAGCTGTCATAATACCTCTAAAATACCTCTAATAGAATTAGTTTACCACTTTTCACCATCGCATACAACCTCTAACAAATGTTCTATTTGCGGAATTACCAATCGGTTATTGTGGTTCATTGATACCCAGGAGCGGATTCTTTCCCTGTCAAGTCCACCTAATAGGATGACCGTCTCTGTCATTTCTTCCATGCTCTCGCAGACGAAGCCGGTAACAAGATCGACCACATGCTCTTTTGTGCCGTCACTATCCAGGCAGATCGTAGGCGTTCCACAGGCGGCAGCTTCAAGCGGTAGCCTGGGGGCAGCGTCCATCAAATAAGGACACAGCAAGCCCAACGCCCCGCCGATAATTTTATTCTTTTCATCCTCAGTGACAACCTCGAACTCAGGACCTAACATCCTCAATTCTTTCCCGGCGTCTCTGGCAATATCACGAGCAACAGACGGCTGTTTGTGGGATATGTTCGCCCCTGCAAATACCAAATAATCACCATGTGTTTCTGAGAATGGGATTTCATCCACGTTCACCCCGGCTGGAATTAGTTTAGCGGATGGGTAGAATTTCCGCATGTATTCACTTTGCACCACGGCGCAGGGAGGTTGATACTTGCATTCCTTATCGCCGATCAGGTGCAAAACCTTGTCGAATTGCCAGGAATGGTCATGCGAGAAATCAAGGAACACGTCGTACCATTCCGGGTGAATATCTTTAGTCATTGACCCTTCAAACTCACCGCCTTCAGGGGAGCAGATCGTTACCTTGTGGCCTAATCGCAATAGTCCGGTTGCTATATCATGCGTGGTGCGCCCAAGTCCACCTGAGCCGTAAGGCAAGACAGGAAAGCGGGTTTCTCCCATGATTGCGATTCTCATTTTTTCATCACCACGTTACCAGTCTGGTAATAACTAGGGTCATTGTGATGAACGGTCATAAATGGGTTGATCGTGCATAGGTAACCGGCCTCGTGAAGGCGCAGGCCAAAGTCGATATCCTCAAATGGCGGGGTATAGAATGGGATCGTTTCATCCCATTGCACAGCCTCAAATACATTGCGCTTCATCAAGGTAAAGCACCCCGGAGGAACGATTTTACCGGTATCGGGAACATGGTAGTCAATCATTTTTTGATTACCGTTATCCCATTCCCGCCAGTCCCAATAACGAGAGCCGTCCGGGTTTAATACCTTCGGACACATAACGTCCCAGGGTTGAGTAAAACCAAGCAGGCCATTGATAAAGTCATAATCCAAAATAAGATCATCATCACACACCGCCAGAATAGGGTATTTAGCAGACCGGCAAACCTGATTCCTGAGAGCTCCTAGACGTCCTTCGTCCATGGCATCCACGGCAATGTTTATTTCAAAGTCGTAGGTATAGGGTGTTGTCTTTATGGATTCGATCAATGCCGCCAGTTTATCAGGCCGGTCGCCTTTAGTGATGATGCAGTATGAAATCACAGCACACCTCGCAGGAATTCCGCATTACGCCAATCGCCGTATTTCTCAGTCAGGATCGTATTCATCCGGTCGTTTTCGATGCGGTTGTTTTCTTCTCTCGACAACTTGCGCCGTTCGGGATATCCCTTTCCCTCTACAACCTCACAGGAAACACGGTTATCAACCAGCATGATCTTGCCTTCCGCGCGAGCCTGAAAGCCGAGGTCAATATCAACACCCCAGGATGTAAAGCGTTTGTCAATACGCGAACGAATCCAGTCAGTCCGCCACATGCCGTCAAATGCCCCGACAGGTATCGTGTGATAATGTTCCTGCCTCTGGTTATAGATCGTGTGTGTTGGTGCGCTTGCGCCAGACCTGAAAGCTGGAAACACAGCGACAACGTTTTCAAACAAGAATCCAGATAGCATTTCCGTTATTGGGTCGCTGTCAAACTGGAAGGATTGCATGGATGTTGCGAAATCCCAAAAGAATTCAGCCTCAACCTGTTCCAGCCCGGCCAGAAATCCACTCATGACCTGGTTGTTTTTCTCTACGAATACCGACGTCTTTGGATGCGGAAGAACGATATCAGAACCATTATCAACCACGATCCAGCGGTGGGGCATGATGGATTTGATCGAGGACATAATTTCATCCACGGCTTCCGGCATGTTGTACGAAACGATCATCAAGTCGATCATTACTTCTTTACTCTCCGCGTTCGTTTCTGTTTTACGACTTTTACGTCCGGTACGACGATTTCTTTTTTCAAAGGTTCGTTTTTCAACCAGTAGTTTAGTGCGCGGCCGGAGCGCCAGGGTTCGGTAACAGTTTTCTTCATAATCCGCAATCCCATAATCTCAAACATCTGTTCACTGGTTGATTCGTCAATGGTCAATGGATGTAGCGGGTCTGGTTCGCCACAATCGTAGGACAGGAATATTTCATCGGCGTATTGCGCGATATTGGCAAT